TCTTTAAAATTAGATTCCGCTACTTTAGTTGTAGAGCCTGTTATTTCTTCAACTGGTCTAAACAGTATTGCTTTTTTATCAGTCGAAGCTAAAGCCACAATATCTGTATCTTCTTTTGTTAATTTTCGTTTTGCTTTTCCTACGCAAGTAGAAAAATTATAACGAGGTTTTTTTCCTTTTGCAGAAGTTTTATCTATAGTTCCAGAAGATTTAACTTGAAGTCTTATAGGTTTATTTAAGATATTAACTATAATGTCATACCCTTCTGCTTCAACTAAAGAAGTATGATAACCTAATTTTTCTAACTCAAAACAGACCATTAATTCACCGACTCTTCCTAACTGCTTATTGTTGTTACCCAAACCATTTTCCAAGACCAGCACCAACACCAGCGGATATTCCACTAGCAGTTAAAAACATTCCTATAATTATTCCTCTACCAGACTTAAATTGTCCTTCAAGAGAATCAATTCTTCCGTTTAATCTATTAACTTGTTTTTCTAAAGACTCGACTGCTACGAGTAATTTTCCTTGTTCTAGTTCAGATAAACCAGCCATAAAAATTATCCTTTCTTATGCTTGCAATTATAATGCACATTATTAAAGTTTAATGCACAATATTTAAGAGCCTTTCTGTAGTTTTCTGGAACATACTTAAAAGGTACAAAAGAACAAGCTAAAGATGATAGTGTAACAAAACTTGTTATAATAACTAATAATACTAACATTTCTACTCCTATTCGCTTGGTTTATTAGGCGTATTAATATAAGGAAAACCTTCTTGCTCTGGCAAATCTCTGAGGTCTTGCCTGTAAGTAGCCATTTCTTCTGAAAGCTCTCTATCAGTTAAAGCATAACTATCTGTTAATTTTAATGCTTCATCTCTCTCTCGTCTTTTTGAGTAAATATCCCCTTGTAGTTCTTCTTCTGTTTTACTTTTTACAGTCCAACCTATGCTCCAAACACCATCTTTATAAGTTGGTGCTTCATCAAGTTCTAACTTTTTATCGTCAGATATTTCTGGTCTTGATTCTACAGAAACAGGATATACATTATAAGATTGTAAAACCTCCTCAGTTATTTCAGAAGGAAAACTTGTATTTGGGTTATCCTGTTTTAGTTGTTGAGTAGAATAAGGATATTGGTCTATAACCCCTCTGCTCTTTTCTTTTACTTGCGACATTTTTTTTCTCCTTTGTTTTAATTAATTAACTAACATTTGAACCAGAATATAATTTAGTCCAAACAGCATCTTCTCTTAATGTTGTGAATTTAATAGGTTTGTTTGCAATATTTGCTGGAAAATCAAAATCTATTGTAGAACCTACTTGTCCGTTGGTTGCGTCAAGAACACGAAACTCGTATCTTGAATTACTTACGGCATAATTTGGACACCATAAACCAACATAACCATTATCATTAATTCTTCTCATAGAAAAACTTGGAAGTTCGTAGCTAGAACTAGGTGTTCCTATATAAATTCCAGCAGTTGCTTTATAGACAATATCTGAATAATCTGTGCCATCTCCACCTGACTCATAACTCATTGATTGACCGCTACTCCAAGTAGTTCCTGTTTCAACATAACCAAGATTATATGCGACTGAACCATAACCCGTTGCGTAACTTCTAATAAATCCCCACATACCTTTTACTCCGTCTGAAACAACACTAGCTTGTTGTTCATAATCAAAGGTTAAATTTCCTTGTTGATTAATAGGAATCATAGCTGGAAAATTAAAAGGTGAAGTTATTGTTGGGTTAGGTGGTTTTTGTGAAGACTCATTACTAGAAGTAATCCCCATTGAATCTCCTGTATCACCACTAACTGCGGCAGCAGAAGTTTCGCCATTCCAAGAAGCCCAATTTTCATCAAAGTATTTTTGCATTGATAAACCTGAACATATCCTAACTGCCGTTCCTCTTGAGTAATTAGAAGTTGGTCCAAGAATATTGCTTATATTTGATACACTTACAGGGGTGTCTTGGTCTATAGAGGCTGATTGAATTTTAACTTGGAAGCTGGAGTTTGAACTTCCTTCTTGCCAAGCAATATAAACTTTTCCTGTTGCATATTCTTTCCAATTATAAAATGCACTTGTTGAATTGTAGTCATAATTAACCATAGGACCACCATTATAAAGAGCTTGATTACCAAAAGTACCAGATTGAAAATCTCCAAAAACTGTAGGTGTTGTTGTTCTATCATTTGTAAAAGTATAACCTTGAAATCTATTGCCTGATGTACTCCCATTATAATTAAGTTGTTGAAGCCAACCTAAAGTATCTGTTCCACCCGAACTGTTAAAATAAACAGGAGCGGAAATACCATAGCTAGGTCCGTAAGCATTAGAAGTAAATGTAGGTAGTGTTGTATATATTGAATAAAAACTACAATCCCCAGTTTCTACATCAATACCCCAAACATAACCATTACTTGCAGCCATAACCCACCAGACTTTTCCTACTTCACACCACCAACAATTATCACCTCTGCCGTTAGTAGGGAAATAATAATATGGGTTAGCACTACTTCCTGTTGGGTAACCAATCTCTTTTGACCATGAAATATTACCTTCAGTATCTACTGCTGATAGATAATATTTGTCTGAACCAGAATTATCACTTACAGTTAAGATAGGGTGTAAAACTTCTCCAGCCGCACCGCCACCGCCACTAGCTGCCATTAAGGCTTTTGTTCCTACGCTCATTTAATTATCTCCTAGTATAAATCTTGTCCAGCTGTAAAGGCAAACCAAGTTGTTCCACCATCAACTGTCAGTAAAACAAAAACATCACAATTTGAAGTTGATAAGGTAGGTGCTGTGTCGGCAGCCCATTTAATAGCCGAAGCCCATGCGATAGTATAAGCAGAACCTCCTACCTTTAAAACCATAGCGTAAGCATTACCACTAGAGGGTATGTTGTTAATAGTTAGAGTTGTAATGTTTTGAGAGGGAGTAAACTCAAAAACATTTGCAGTAGAACAATCTAAAGTTAATGTTCCTGTTGATTGGGTAACTGATGTTTTTGTTTCCCTAGAGGATGTAGATTTTAAAATTGTTGAAGTAACAGGAGCTGGAACACTTCCACCTACTATAGCTCCATCAACAGTACCACCATTTATATCAACAGTTGTTACAGAACCACCATTAGAAACAGTAGCTCCAGAAAAAGAAACTGTACCTGTAGAGGTTAAATTGGTTGCTGTTACAGCATTAGCTGATGTTCCACCTATAACAACTCCGTCTATAGTACCACCATTTATATCAACAGTTGTTACAGTTCCTAAGTTTGAAATAGTTGCTCCAGTAGCTGATATAGCTGCGTTGTTAAGGGTAACAGCACCAGAGGCTATTAAGCTACCTCCTACTGTAAGTGTCTTGCCACTACCAACTTGAACTCCTATTGAAGTTCCAGTACCATTTGATGAAAATAGGGCATCTATAGTATCAAGACCTGTGTTTAACTTAGTACCCCAAGTGTCGGTGCTTGCACCGACCTCTGGCTTTACTAAGCCTAAATTTGTTGTTGTTGTATCTGCCATTTTTTTCTCCTTTTAAATTAAAAATTATGCGGCTACTCTATAAACATTAGTCCAGTCTGTCGGTGTAACAGAAACATCTTCCCATTTATATCTTGCACTAAAGTTGGTTGATGAAGCTGCTGATATATTATTAACATCTATAAATACTACTCTTTCTGGTATAACTGTTACAGAAGAAACACCATTAATAGGAAATGGATTTCCAGAAAATGTAACATTTGCAATAGCACTAGAGGATGAAGCTCCCACTACAGGTATAATATTTCCAGTAACTACTTGACCTATTAGGCTAGAGCTAGATACTGCTGATATAGTAACTGCAACATTTGTTGTGTAAGCACCAACTGCACTTACGGAAGCAACTGCATTAATAGTAACAGAAGCATCTCTATATGTTCCAGCAGAATAATTACCATAACCATATTCACCAGAACTATATGTATCTACTGGTTGAGCAGCTGTTAGGCTTAATGATGATGTTGCTGTGGATTGAATAACACCACTATCGGTTATAGCCCATTCTCCAAAGACATTAGTTCCGTAATCATTTAGTCCGTACTGTCTTACAGCTAAAAAACCAAAAGAAGATGTAGCTGTGATTGTAACAGAAGCATCTGTTATAGCCCACTCTCCGTAGACATTAGTATTGTATATACCTTGACTATAATTACGAGTTGTCATTGTTGTCCTATGTTAAATCAATATCTAAATCGCCAGCTGGCACTCTAAAAACATCACCAGTAGAAATTGGTTTTGATACAGATAAAGTTCCTACTGCATATAAGTTACCGCCTGTAGCTGCATCAAGAACTCCGACTGCAACAATAGTTCCCCAACTAGATTGTGCTGTTGCAAATTCTACTGCTGCTGTATTACTCGCTTGAGAACCAGTAGTAGTAAAAGCTACAGTTTGTCTTCCATAACCAGTACCAGAGGTTGATACCTCAGTTCCACCAGTACCAGCATCATTTGGTGCTACTGTGTATAAAGCTAAATGCTTTGTAGCAGCTGGTGTAAAGGCTGTACCACTAAAGGTATATGCTAAAATCTTATTTTCTAAGTAATCTGAAAAGCTCATAATTATCTCCTATTGTAATGCTGTTGCTCTTATTCTTAAAGTTGAATCTCCAATTCTTGCATTAGAATCGGCAATATTAAGGTCGTTTATTAATTTGCTGTAAATACCAGCCCAAAGATTTACCCTAGCATCTTCCACCAAGTAGGGTGCAGATTGTAATAAAGTTCCGTAAAGGTAAATATCAGGTGAAGAATTAAGCAACCAGTTAGTAGTATTTGTATCAGACAACACTTCTATTTTTCCATAGTATGTTAATTC